ATTTTTTTTCCATATTTAAATAGGTTTTTTGTCGACCTCAGCAATCAACAAAGAATTCTTATCATTCAAAGCTTTATGTTTAATACGTTCACGATTATCCGCGGCATAATCTGCATAGCTGGCTTGTAAAACAAGACTATCAAACACTATCTCTAAATAAGAACGCTTCATTATATCAACATCCGTCAACGGGTAAAAATAATATATAGATAAATTCTCACGTACATAAGAATCATTAGACCATTTCTCAACTTTCAATAACTGGTCACGCAAAGAACGTTTAGCGCAATAATCATAGAAAGAATGAATTGAACGAACGGCATAACGTAATTGACCAGTAAACGCAACACTACCAACAGGAGCAGTAATCCAATTTTTAACTAAATTGCGATACTGAAGTAACAAACGATAAACAGCACCACAGCCACTCTCGTCAGAAAAATTGATATACAACGACAGACGACAAGCGTTATAAATTACACGAAGTTCCTCAGGAGCATAGTCTAAAGAATGGTCTACTTCCAAATAACGACGAATAAGAAAATAAACACGCTTAGAAAGTTCAAAATCACTTACTTCATCAATAAATCCGAACCTGGCAACAACTTGGGGGAGTCTCGATATAATTGTTGCAACTCGTATATCATCAGCCACAGTCGCATGCTTAGACTTATTAAGTCGGGGGTATAATCGATTGATATGCGACCGCTTAGGCCTGACAATTGTAGGCTTTCCATTAAGGTCGAGCACTCTACCATCATAGAATAAAGAGAATATTTTTTCATCTTCTTCCGGTTTAAAGACTTCATCAAAAGCGGATTCCGCAAAATGGACAGAAAAGCGCCCGAACGGCTTAATATACCTAGAATTCTTAAAAAAGTTGGGAAGGCACGAAGTACTATTGACATATCCCGCAACGTAACATGAAGCCGAAGACCAGACAGGTTGCGTATCTGAATCACCAAATCGCCAGCTCTTAGAAACAAACTGTCGTATACTTTGTCTGAGCTCTTTCGAGTCGTGGAAAAGTAAGATATGGAAATGCGGACGGAATGTCGTTGGTCCATATTCGCCAACAACGTAGTAGTGAATCTTTTCATTTGTTATTCTCCTTATATTTTGAATCAAACGTTTAAAAAAAAGCTGTATATCACGATAGTTAAGATAACCGACAAGACCTTCCATATAAGGCCTATTATAAATACGCCGACCATCAGGAAAAGAAGTGTAGTGTAGATGTGCTTTCTTCTGCAACAATTGTGCAGATTCCCAAGACAATTGAGCATCAAAGTCAAAATATTCATCATTAAATGATATATCACGGTTATAACCTTGAACAGTATTATATGAATAAACAAAATCACGAGGCAAACAACGGAAACGAACCTCACCTCTTGAACCTTTATAAAACTCACCGACTGGCAAATATTCCGTCGAATAAGTCAAAGTAATAAACTCGCAATACTTAGAAGCAGCCAATTGAACATTACATTTCAACTCAGCCTTGATAGCTTTATTATGTATACAAAACTCACACGTACCACAAGGAACATACACAGGGTCACCTGTATATTTGTTCTTTATCACACGAGGATAAAGACAAGAGCCATATGTTTTACTTCTATCGTTAATCATGCTGCAAACATAATAACTTTATTCTAATTACGCAATACCTTTATATAGTCATGTGACTTTCGCCAATCGTGAACAAGGAAGTTTGAACCGGAAATTACAATTAATCCGGTTTGCTTCGCACGAAAGTCGGAGAACTACGTACCAGTAAAATTTATAAACTATACAAACCAACGCTTCGCTAAGACCCTTCCGGGGGACCACGGCTCCGGCCCGTGGACGGCCGACGTTTTTTTCATGTTCGCTCCCGCTCTCACATAGAGATTTAGGGAGCCTTGCTCCCCCCAGAGGGTCCCCCCAGCTGGCTGGACAGATAGAAAGGACAGGAAATGTAGTGAAGCAGGAGGGCCATACAGAAAAGGGACCAACCAATTAAGGTCAATCCCTTGAAAGGAGAGAAACAAATAAAAATTAACGACCTCTATGTTGTCGCGTCCAAGAATAACCTCTATTATCATCAAAGATATCAACTGTACCACGATCAAACTGACGCTTAGACTCTTTTAACGAATTATTAGCATTTTTTAAGAAGCCAAATTTAGTAACAGAACCGACGATATTAGAAAGACCATCAATAAGCTTACCGGCATTATTGATACCTCTATCCCAACGAGCTTTAACAGGATCTTGATACCAGCGATCCATTTTACCGGTACGATAACCGACATCATTAGAAAATTCAGAATAACCTCGATTATAAGCAGCTTCATTCATCTTAGCAGTATTAGTAGCATCAATGATACTATCAGCGGTAGAACGCGCAACCTTATTAGAAATATGCTGGCCAGCTGTACGAGCTTCAATCTCCAAACGAGTAGCAAGAAGATTTTTAGCCTGTTCTACTTTAAGCGAACCATCTCTAATCATATTCCAATATTGTGCACCCATAGTAGAAAGAGCTATCTGTTTTTCCTGAGGCAAATACATATTCATAACCTCTTGAGCCTCAGAAGACAAAAGCAAACTAGCTTTTTGAGCAGTAGCAACATCAGATTGACGCTGTTTAAAATAAGTATCAGCTTCAGTATTAGCAATACGTGAAGAATAATCAGAAGCACCATACTTTCCTAACAAATCAGCTTCCGTACCAGACTTACGAGCATCAGAAAGAGACTTCATAGCACCAGCATAAGAAGCAACATCACCAATCATATTTGTAGGGGTGTACTGGTAAGGTGTACCACCAGAACCAGAAGAACCAGAAGAGGGAGTTGCAAACGTAGACTGAGCAGAACCAGCCGAACCACCATTCATCATCAAATAAGGATTTAAACCAGCTTCCTCTAAGCGTGCACGCTGATTTTTAGCGGAGTTCCATTCGTTCGTAGCGTCAAACATTGATCGAGCAAAATCGCGAGATTTCTGAGATTCAGAACTTGCCCATTCGTTCTGAATACGTTGCATTTCAAGCTGATGTTTACGATTCTTAGAACCTTGCCGGTTATTTCCAATAGCATTAACGACACCGCTGGCTAAAGAACCAGCGGCACCAATAGCAGCACCTATCATTCTGATTCTGAAAAAGATTGGGCAGATTGATTAGAGTTCTGTTCCTGTTGTTGTTGTTGCTGTTTAGCCAACTCAGCAGCCTGATAAGCGGCAACATCACCTTCGAGAGACTGACCTTCCGAAATCAAATATTCAAGCCAAGCTTGCATTTCAGTATATGACTGAATATTACGGTCTTTACAATACTCCAAAAGGAACTTATCATCATAATGATTGGTATAAGGAGATGAAGAAGGACGTAAACCGTTCAAATAACGACGTAATTGCGTTGGATTCATCTGATCAATAGCGGTTTGACCGGCAATAATACCATAATCACTGACAAACGTAAGCGAACCATCAAAATTTTTATCAAAGAGGAAATCCTCAACTGGAGATTGCTCGCGTAATACACCAGAGAGAGCAACACTGGCACAATGGACACCATGACAAGTACATTCATGTAACTGATTAGAGCGATTAAGCGAATATTTCGCAAAACCTTTAAGAATATCTTTTTCCATAACAAAAACAATTCATTTTTTATAACAAAAACAATTCAAAAATCAATACGGCATACCATCATATGAAAGATTACGTGCAACCTTTACATCAAACTGACAATTGCAAAGCAACTGGTCCGAATTCCAAGAAGAATTAACGGCCACACCAAAAATAGGATTAAGTACCGAGGGATTAACCTTAAACCAAGTATAAGAAAGTATAGGACTACCTTGTTCGGGCACAACGTTACCGAAAAATACGTGCATATAATCAGAATCAACAGGAGCAACCCAAGATTTCAAAGTATCCGTAAAAGCACCACGAACAACATCAATAGATGTTTTCCAACTAATATAGCGTGGAACATAGCCGGCGTAAGAACGGGCAACAACATCACCGATAGCCTTAGAATTAACCAAAGAAAGCATAGGCAACGACTCCATACCTAAAGAATCAAACTCAGGAACAGGGAAAGACTCACCTTTGACAGTAGTCATTAACTGTAAGTCAGGGCCTGTAGGCACGTAATCCAAAAGCGGAGTAGAATGATAAATACACATAATTATACCATGCTCTGTACAAGTAAAGGTTGACGGGTCATTAATACGTTGACCGCCTAAACCTCTACCACGAATAATAGCCTCGTCAGAAGTAAGGTTTGTATTTTCCACAGCTGAGATGTCGATAGAACCATCAAAACCGCAAATACGAGTAGAACGATGCGACTGTATAGGATTAGTTGAAACGCCGAAGTGAGCCTTAACCTGAGCAGCATAGTTTTGACCGTTCGCCTGAGCAATTTCTTTCCATTTTTGAAGAGCTTCGGCAGCGCGAAGCTGAAGAACAGAAAACTGCGAATTAATAGAACCAGCCAAGGCACCAGTCAAAGAAGAACCACTAATAGAGGCAGGGTCAGAAACAGCAGAAATAGGGCTTTTATCCGTAGCCTGAGCAAAGAGATAAGGACGTGCAGAATCAGAAGTAGAATTAGGATAAACCGTAACCGTCTGACCATTCGAAGGAGCACCTACTACACGGCCACGGATAGCAACCTGATTTTCGATCAAAGTACCGTTTTCCTGAGCATTAACTACAGGAAGCATACCACGAACACGAGCCGTACCGGAAATAGTTACCTTAGCAGAAGAAGTATCAAAGCCAACAGAAACAGCCGCAACATCGCCAAACTGACTGTTAGGTAAAGAACCCATCCAAAGATCTTTATTCCAGTTGGCATATCGCAACTCAAAAACTGAATCATTAGGATTCTGAGTAAACAAATCTACAGAAGAGGCAACGGGCGTAGAATCCTCGCCATTCCAAAAGTCACAATTATAAGTCCATGGCTTATTCTTTTCCCATTGGGAATGTCTGTAATAATCCTGATAAATCTTCTGATAAGCATAAAGGGGTAAAGCGCTACAACGAAGATTGTCAACATACTTTTCGGGTGAGGTCTCACCATATCCCAAATAACTAACAAGTTTTTTAAAACCCTCTGAGCGAGCAAGACCAAAAAAATTATTTGGCGAGGCCGAAGACTGAACATTGCCGATAGCAGCGTTAATAGTAGACAAATCAACCCATGGCAGATTGCGGTTAAAACTAATAGAAGCAGAGCTAGAAGCAGCATAGTTAGGCTGATTCTCCATTGACATGATTGCCTCGTTACTATTACGATAAAGCAAATGCAAAGGAACAAAAAACCATTCATAATACTCACGTATGCGGGTAAACGCGGAAGTGTCAACAGGTTGCGTACGTGCAAACCATTCTTGCGAAATATGGAACTTATCACCCGGCAAACAGAATTTCCAATAAGTAGGTAAAAGCTCACCTACCTTAGCGGTAAATGCACACTTATTAGACAGGTCAAAACCTGAACGGCGAGGTGTATTTTTAATATCACCATAAGAAAATAAACTACTCATTTTTCATCAAATTTAAAATTAATAACTAATTGTTTTTCTTTCTCTGAAGCAAAAACGTCAGAAGATCGTAAAGGAACAAGAGAATTTTCTTTACAACGGACAATCTCAATTTCATACAAATAGTTTTTATAATAATGAACATAATTCTCGGGAATCCCGTCTACCAAAACATTATGAATAGACGGGAAAGAATCAAAATCAAAATTAGGCATCTCTAACAATAACTTGAGACCGCGGACTAGGAGACCAAGAAACATGAATAAAATTTCGTTTCTTATAATAAATAAGCTGATCAAAAGGCAAATGTAACTCCTGAACAAGGTCAAACAACTTAGGTAAAGAAGAGACATCACGTACAGTAATATCGGCAGCACAACCTAATTTATGCTGAGATGTAGAAACACCACCTACACGCTCATTAACAAAATTAGAACGGAAACCAGAGTTAACATACAAAGACTTGCCAAAAGCAGAACGTAACGGATCAAGAATCTTTTCACACAAAATAAGAAGATTTTCCAAACTATTCCAATCAGGAATATTATTCGAAAGGTCTGTGAAACTTGTATCTATAAACTCAAACAGAGAGAAATACTTAGGCTTATACATATCAATTTAAAACTAACAGTTTAACATTTTCAATCAACTCAACAACATAACCAAGACGCAAAAGCTTATCAATCTGATCCGAAGAAATGACCACTTTTGAAGAATCATCACCAAAATGAATAATAGCAAAATAATACTTTTTTTCCATATTTAATCAATTTAATCAATTTAATCAACTGATAAATCAGGTTCAGTCATAACAGCAACAGGTCTCAAAATCTCAACAACATAGCCAAGAGACAAATAATAATCAAGAAGATCAAGACTAATTACAACATCTCTCTTATGTCCTAAATAATGGAGATAAACAAAATAATATTTTTTTTCCATATTTAAATAGGTTTTTTGTCGACCTCAGCAATCAACAAAGAATTCTTATCATTCAAAGCTTTATGTTTAATACGTTCACGATTATCCGCGGCATAATCTGCATAGC